CCTTGGTTGTGCCATCGCTCTTGTACAGCGCCCAACATGTCGCCGTACCCGAAGCGCCCGCGGCGGCGCTTCCGCCCGTGCTGGAAATCACGCCGCTGCTGGCCGCGCCGAAAGCCTCTATCGTAACCGTGGCCAGCGCCGTTCCCGCCGGAGCGGACTCCGCGTTCGCGTTCACGTTGCCAGTGTAGAAGATCAACTTCGGCGTCGCCCCAATGTACGCACGAAGCCCGGCGCTTGTCCCGTCGCCCGCGGCCGCGCTCGCCGCCGCATTTGTCAATCGCATTGCCATTTCACGTACTCCTTGTTAGACGCCAATGCCCATCATCATGCGCGACCCGAACGGCGGACCTGATGCCGCGGCCACATAAGTTCCCGATGCGGAAGCGGTCGCCTTTGTCGCGGAACCGCTACCCGTGCCGGTATAGGTGGGCAGCGTGTATTCAATCCAGGAATCGACATAGGTGATGTATTGCGTGTGTATCGGTTCTGAGTCAAGGTAGTCCGGGTCAAGCATGAGCCCGAAGTCCACGATTGCCTGCGAAACCCACAGGGCTGTAATACTCCAGGAGATGTGCGTCGCGTCAACAACCGTCCTGTCCTGCCAGCCGATGGCATTGTGAATCGCGGCGTAGGTCGCGTCACTCCAAGTGCCGAAGGAGAAGCTCAGCCCCGCCGCCCGACCAAGATAAACACCGCACAAAGTCCAGTCGGCATCGATCTGCACAACCAGCGTCGCGGAGGCGACCACGGGCACGGCGGCAGTGTTGAACCGCATGGCAATCCGATCAATCCATGCAAGCCCCTGGTCAAAAAAGTTCTGCATGCAGGCCACACCTTCAGCCTCGCCACTAGAGTAGGCGTGGGCGGTGTGCCAAGATACCTCGTCAACTTCGGCGTATTGACTCGTCGCGATCGGATCAATCGGCGAAGGGTCCAGGTTCAACACCGCTTCGGGATTGCCGGTGCTCTTGGCCTTCTCCGGCGCGATGTCGATGGAAACCAATCCATCGGCAATCGAAAGACGGTCCCCGAATTTCCTGGCCCAATCAGTCAGGAATAACCCCACCCGAACCCCATCAAATACCCCGATCTCCCACCCCGTGTCGGCTCTGACAACGCCCTCGGAGTGCGTCACCCGATACTCGATAACGTCGTCCAACTTGGCAAGGTAAACGCTGTCCCCAAAATGATAGCCCCGTATCACGCTCAATCTTCGCACGCCCGCCTTGGCCTTGACCGGCATTATCCGAATCCACTGGCCGGCAAACGCAACGTCATATCCGGTCCCGTGCACCCAAGTTAAACTCTCAACGGCGCACCATGGTCCGCCGGGGACCCGGACCCAATGCGGAATAGCGTAAACCCGGAACTTTCCTGTCTCAATATCTTGAGCTTGAGTCGACGATATTGGAATAAGAGTCATGTCCTGTCCTGTCCTATCCTGTTCTGTCCTGTCCTGTCCTGCCTCAATCGGTTGAGGTTATTGCAAACCCGTTAAAACCGCCGGTGGTTGTTACCATCAATATGCCATGTGCTACAGCATGTGCTGTTGGCACACCTCGAGAATCAGATGTATATGGAATTACCCACCCGCCGGTGATTGCTGCGTCCATAGCACCAGTTAAAGCAGCCACCGGAGTAGTTGATGCTGCTGCTGTAGCATCATGTATTTGTACTTTGCCGGCAATGTTCATAGAACCCCACAAGGCGTGAAGTCGATGGAGCTTACCGGAAACACCAACAGATAAAGCAAGAGCACCCGGCGTTGCCACTTGAGCAATAGCCACAGGTGTGAAAGTTAGACCGTATCCCAACGCTAATCGCATTGCTGCTAGCGTAGTCTCATCAATAGCAGCCAATGGCGTTATGGCCCCTAAATCTGTTACATTGTCGAGGCCATCAACGGTAACCACATGTAATGCTTTGGTAGAATCGTTGTAGGCCAATCTGTGATCACTTCTGCCGGTTATCAATATTAATGACATTTAATTCTCCTGGCCTGATCAGGCCGATGGATAGACAACCTATCCATCGGCACTCAGATCAGGTGCATGTTATGCAGCCGGGATAGTAATGGTTAGTCCAGCAGTGCTGACTTCGGCCTCGGCAACGTCAGTAGCGTAGTTGCCTGTCCAGCAGTCGTTAGTGCCGGCGGTGTATCCGCCGGTGTTGGAGTAATCGCCAGGGAATAGATTACCGGTAACTATATTCCAATTGCTGCCATCACCAGACAGGTTGAGCATCGTGGTTGCTGTGAGTGCACTGCCATCTGGTTTGAGACCGATGTCCATCAATTGATTGTTGCGAATAACGCTTTGCTTGAATCGCGAGTAGATGTGTCGCAGATTGCTGTGGAAGATGCAATACTCGATCAGCCAATTAGAGTTAATGCCCACTGTGTAGCCGTGACCGTAGATAGCGGTGCCGTATGTGGCAGTGTTGTTGTAGTAGAATCGGCATCGGCGGATGACAACGTTGGCGTTATTGCCATCGGTGTCCAAGGCATAATACGAGTTGGCTCGGCCTTGGAATAAGCAATCCTCGATAAGGGTATGCCATGCTCCGGCTAGGGCAACGCCAGTGCCACCTGTCTGTGGGATTCTGAACTTGATATTCTTCAGTTTGCATCCCACAGCGGTAATAGTCAGCAGAGTAGTGCCGGTTGTTGCTTCTTGCCAGGTGACACCATCGGGATCGGCACAGGCAGTGCCGCTGGCTCGAACGCTGCCGCCCAAACCTATGATCTGAACACCAGCGGTAGCCAATATCAGACTATCCTCGGCAATACTACTCATTAAATAGATGCGATCGCCAATTCCTGCAGCTGCAATGGCTGCTGCTAAGGTAGTAAACGGTTTGTCGGGTGACAGACCGTATCCTGAAGTCGTACCACCAGTGGTTGAGTTAGCATCAACCCACCAGATGTTGCCTGTGCAAAGACTCTGATCGGCAATGACCATGTTACCTTGTATCCAATTTGCGAACAATGCAGTCTTCATCTTGGTTCTCCTGTATTCTGTCGGTTTTCCTTGTTCAACTGCTAAGGGTAGGCCCGGACCATCGATTGACCACACTGACCCGTACCGTGGATCAACCGATGGTCGCGCCTATTGTCGCAGCCCAACTACGACAAGTCGTCTTCGATTTCCTGGATCGACGCTAGATTGAATTCGCTGGTCGGTCCCTTGTACGGTTGGCCCAATACAACGATTGCCGACGGGCCATCCTGGCTGCCGCTGGTAATCTTGAATCTGACATATCGCAGGGCATATCCCGAGGAATTGGCTTTGGCCAAAATGTCCTCATTGCGAACTGCAATGATAGCCTGCGAATTGTCGCTGGTGCTGGCACTGGCAGCCCATTGCGTAATCGACTTGATCTCGGTCTCGTTGCCAGCGCTGGTGTTGATGTAAGCATATGCCACAAAATCGATGGCGTACGAGCCCATATTGCCAGTCAGCAGGACGCCCATGATTTGCTGGAACTTGGTCATGTCGATGTAGTCCGAGTAACTGGCAGTGCAAACTGCTGGATCAACGGTAGCAATCAAAGCCAATTGCTCGTGGATCAGTACATTAGGATTCATCATTATTTCCTTTCACGTTGCTTGTCATTGTTGCTGTAATTATTCTACATGACGCCGTGTTGATGCTGTGCTGCTATCGAGCAGCTATTACGATAAACGGGGACTGTGTCTTGGCTGTTCCCTTGTACGGCGTCAATGGGTTAGCCCAGGTTGCCCGGCCGTCAACACGATAGGTAAATCTGAACGCCGTCTCGTCGTAATCGAATCGCAGATGGATGCTGACCGCCGATTTGATCCCACCCTTGGTAATGATCATGTATTGTGACCAATCGGCCAGCATAACGTCGCCGGTATCACCCAGTGTAGGATTCCACGGTGTGGGTAGGGCAGATTTGCCTAACATGGTAGCATTGGGGGCATTGCCCAATCCACCTGGCGGCATCATCAGGGGCCAACCGCCAGTGCCTACGGCAATGGTCAGGGTCAGCAGTTGTGGTTCAGTGTCCTGATTAATACACCACACGGCATTGCGGCGGGATGGCCCGTACATTCGCGAATACATCTTGACGATATTCTCGGTAACGACAGTATCGGCTGCCTGACCCGTTTCAGCAGTAATGGTGACCAAGCACGGGGCAAGCATTACACCTTGCGGTTTGCCAATGCCGTCGCCGTTGATTAAGGCGTCGCCGGTCATAAACCCGATCTCGTCACCGGCTTTGGTAGTCAGGAAAGCGTCCATCGACGTGGGTGAATCTTCCAACTGCTCGTCCGTAACATATACCAGGACGCCAAGTTTGTGAAGTCGCATTGTTGATCGCTTGAACTTAGGCGCCGACTTGGTAATTTGGCCTGCTTCTTCAACCCAATAGCCACGAACACCAGCGTTGCGAACGCCGGCTGCCATTGTATCGCCCTGTTCCTCGAGAATGGTGTAGGTATTGCCCGTAATCGGGATACTTTGAACGCGTCCCAGGAGATCGACAGTTTCCTTGGCGCGTGCCCAGATACCTGAAGAATACTGTTCAGGAATCAGGATACCGCCCTCCTCGCCCACGGCTTCGTTAACGCCCTGTGCTGCTTTGCTGCCAGCAGCAATTAATGCTTTGGATTGGTGATCCAGCACCAATTTCAAGTTGTCGCTAATGCCCTTGTTGCCACAGAACGATCTGACGTCCATAGCAAAAGCGCCAAACGACGGGTATCCGAAAGTGGGGCTGTCCTCGCGACGATCTTTGCCACCAGTGACCACGTGAATGCCCTCTTTCTCGATATCTTTGACGATCTCGCCCAGGGCAGTTTTAACGCTGGTGGCAATACCCTCAGATAGCGATTGGATCGATTCAGCGACGGCAGCCTGGATAATGCCAACAACGTTGGAATCGATCTCCTGTGCAAATCCGGTGTCAACTAGGGTTTTGGCATCAGCCTCAGTCAGATCAATAATCTGGCCGGCCTTTTTGTCACCCCAATCTTTGAGCAGTTTGTACTTCCTCATGTGCGTTTTCCTTTCATGTTGTTTGTTGTGCATACCTGCTTGCTACGCCTATCTGTACCAACGCTATCCTGTGCTATCCGTGGTATGAGGTAACACTCCAGAAGATTGGCACGAACGGTCGTGCTTGCCGATATTATGCCTCTAAACTTTTCCACGCAATTGCTCCAATGTCTCAGCAACTATTTTAGGCACGTCCAAAGCTCCAATGCATTTCTGCAACTCACTTTGGATGATAATTTTAATATCCTTAGAAGATGGCAGTAGACTAATAATTCCAGGGTCAGGTAGGTCGTCGTCGTCGTCGACAATAACTGCTTTCCAATCAATCTCGGCAATGGATGCGTCGCACGGAACAATTAATCCCAATTGTTCCAATAAACGTTGGGTGGGATCAATACCATCAGCGCGCATTTTTGCTATATGCTGCACTAGAGCATCGGGATTGCTTTGGATTGGCGCAACCGCCCATTCCAGCACCATGCATTTGCTAATGATGTGCTGCGCTTTGGCTATTTCGGGACGGGCAGCAATTTCCTTTTGGTCAGGCTTACGCACTTCCATGGGGATAAATCCAAGTGATTTGCCAGGCAGATCACCGGATCGCACCAGGTGCCATATGGCATCTGGCAACCACGGTGCATTCCAATCAGGGGGCTTGGTTGTATAGCGTGTTTTGCCCAACCATCCGCTAGTGTTGGGATCATCAGACTTGACACGCTTGACCCACATGCCCTTGCCTATTGGCAATGATTGATAATCGTGGGCAAATGTAACCACGGGATTACGTTTCCATTGGGTCCAGTCCATGCCCACCGCCAACATTACGTCCTTATCGCGATCTAATGACTCAGTGGTAATTAGTGAGATGTCAGCACGCTCGCCATCAACAAAATCCATTTTGGATACTGCTTTCCACATACGGCATGGCCCATTGGCTGCGGCTAACATATCCTTACATTCTTGTGGAATGTCTTTGATGATATCGTCCACAGCCCGTGCAATGTCGCCGGGCATGGGAAATCCTAGTTGACCGATACTGTCACCATAGACGCGATTGGTACTAATACTGGTGTTCTTGGTAATCTTGATTGTCTTGCCATCACTTGCATCCTTGCGACGATCCCACATGCTCTGGCATATGGCACGTCGCTGTGCCGGATCGTACTTCTGCATGTCAGGATAGGCCATGCATCGCTCGATATAATGGCTTTGCGTCTCGTTAACCTGTGGTGTTGGCATATTATTCTCCTGCAATCAATACTTCAGTCATGGTGCATTGACAATTGGGATGCAACGGTGGATACTCAATGTCACCATAACTGGTCTGTGCAAATTTGCCATCAATGGAAATACCATCTGCTTCCTGCTCGTTGACAATGTCTTGGCATTCTTGACAAGCATCCAATGATACTAACCATTTGAATCCTTTAACAACACCGCTAAGTTTAGCAGCCATTCGCTGACCGCTGTGTAATGCACGACTGGACTCGGTGATGGCAATACGCTTTGCTCGCCATTGTTCAGCACGATCGAATATGGTTGAAACCCGTCGAGTCAATTCGATTACCGTGTTTTCTGGCCCAATAATGCCTTCAGCAAGTTCGGTACGCAATTGGGCGATGGCAACATCTAGCTCAGCAGTAGTGGTTGCGTTAGTTTCGGCACAGAATCGTAACGTAGAAGCGTCAATGGCCTCACGCACCATTGGTGCTTGAACCGAGAATGCTAGATTAAGCAGATTGCGTCGTACAATGAAGTCCTTGGCACCCTCATCCCACAATATGTCAATTGCAGGTACAAGTTGCTTGATCATCAATGGTGTCCAGTGCGACAGGTCAATGCTGCGATTCAACATTGCTGATGGCACAATTAGCTTGGGTGGATCGTCCGTTGCAGCTTTGCATAACTTAATTGCCATGTTAATTGTCTGCTTCATGGCATTCAGGATTTCGATACGTTGCTGTGCAAATATGCTGCGTATCTGCTTTTCGATGGTATCGCCTGTAGGCAGTTTGCGAGTATGACCAATATGCTTGCCATTGTTATGTGCACATTGCTGTAATAACATTGGCCGTGATGGTATAGTATATGCTGGGCGCACTAGGATGGCCTGAACTGCTGTTGGCGGCAGATTGTACAATTTGATCAATTGCTGCCGTGCTTGATTAGTTGCCAACATTCCTGTTGCATGCCCCACCAGAATGCTCATTAATGCATCCAGACGCACTGTTGATGACTGCTTGGTTGGCAGGTTGGTGTTGGGCAATGGCTGACTAGTGCCTAACTGGTCCATGTCGGGCCCGTATTGTGTTAATTGAGTGCTAATCCAAGGCTTGTCACCCCATTCTACCGGTGCCAAGTTACGGCCTATGCGCACCTCGTTAATGGTACGGACGCCATGCTCCATGTCTGATTTTTCTACTGATATTTGTTGATCGATGTCTTCGGGCACTGGATTATCAAACGCCAAAAATAATGACGCGTCGAACATGGGGCAGAACTTGGCGTTAAGACGATCTTCTGTGCGACGGCATCGCGGTAGGATTGCATTGAGGCGATGTTGGTAATGACCAGCTTCTGCATTAGCCTTGTTAACATCCTTAGTCTCCAGTAGCGACATTGGCACACCGTATGCATTGGCAATGTCAATTTTGTTAAGGCCAGCTAATGCTGTCATCTGCAAATCGCGTGGTGCAAATTGCAAGGCAACTGGTTTGTAATTATCTGACAGTACCATCAATCCACCAGGATTGCGTCGCAATCGCTTGCGCAGCCGTTCTTCGGCTCGTGCTGCTGCTTGTTCTCCAACAAATTCGGTTGGTGACAACAGCCAATCAGGTCGTGCTTGGTTGGCCATTAGTGACAGTTGATAACTGCGTTGTTCGTTGGCCATCAATACCGATTCGTAAGCACCTCGAAGTGGGCTATAACCATCACAATATGGGTCCTCTAAGTTAGGAAATCGGAAACTGATCACTTCGTCAGGCGGCAATATCTTAGTAGCAGCACTAAATGCACCACCGGGGCGATACTCATATCCGCTGATGATTTTGGTGGGATCACGCAATGGTGTTACATATTGTGGCGGTAATATCCAAATGTCAGTGCGTATGCCCAATGGTCCTGGCGGTATCCACCAATATGCCGATCCATTTATCTCCTGATAGAGATCAGTTAATTCCATCAGAACATACCCGTCCAGCACCTCATTGACCGATTGGAGTAGATCAAGTATAGGGTGAGACGTAACTTCAACTATCATATCAGCTCGGGCTAATCGCGGTACCAATCCTTTATTGGAATGTAACCATGTCAATTGCTTGGCTGATATGTTACGGTGTTCACACTTGGGTTTCCCGATTGCTGACGATCTGGCGGTGTACAATCTGAGCGGTACACTGGCAAAGGACGATGCGTTCAGATTGGCGCAAGCAAATACCGTGTTGCGATATTCACGCAACATGGTTTGCACATTAGGCGTTCGGCGTTGTTTCCAGAAATCAACGAACGGGTTGCCCATATCCCCACATCGCTGATCTGATGACATGGGAGCTCCTGGCGGTGCAGATTTGCCCACCATCCATTTTGCAGCTCGCCCCAACAATTGTGGCAATCCGTTACTCGTTGTCGTCACCGTCACCTTCCCATATTGCTGGATTGTTGGCATCTAGCCACCGACGATCGCCATTGTGGTCCCGATCATTCGGATCCGATCGTTTAATCCTCAGCGTTTGTCTGCGATTAGCCAGCAAATTGGAAACAGAAACACGACTCGCTGAATGGGAATTGGGTAAAGCGGAGTTGCATCGACATCGTCCGTCGTCAGTTCCTTGGGGATCATTGTGCACGTCAGCGTTTGCATTTCCTGGCTGTTTCAACTTCGTTGGAGATTTTTGATTACCCGATGGTCGGGCAATCGAATTGAGGTCTTCCAGCGAGTCGTGTTCTAAGTTTTCATTTAGCTGTGGCATGTTAAGCACCCACCTTTGCACCTATGGCGCCAACGTGCGCACGTCCTCCCCCTCGACCCCCCTGGGCAGTTGATCCGATTAGCATAGCAGACTCAAATCGATCAGTATTGGCACCACGCGCCATCTTACGCCTGTCGATTCCCATTACTAGGTAACGTAGAGCGTCTAAGGCGTGATTGAATTGATCCACCGGTTTTTCGCCATATACCTCATCGTCCTTCTCCGGATAAGCATACATGTCTGACTCGGCGATCAAGGCGCGACACAGCGGACTGATTTTGAGTCGATTTGAGAGCAATCTGGCAGATACGGCATCAATACCCAACATGATGTCGTTGTATCCAGCACGAACGGCGTGACCGGCACCTCGTAACTCTGCGATGCTGTCAGGACGTGCCGGATCGGCCCACCACATAATGGCCCCTGGTTTGGGCAATGCACGTGCATGCTGCTCAACTGTCTGCGATCGTTTGTAACGTTCATAGTAGATGTAGAGGACGTCATCCCCGTCATCGTTGATAAACAGTTTGCCTGCTAGTGCGGCAAATGGATTGTTCCAACCGAAATCGATACCACCCACATCCTCGCCATCGATGAGAGTCTGGTCTGGATTATCAGGGTCTTGGTGATGTGGCAGGATGGCGTCTCTGAATGTCGGATAGATTAATCCTGCCATTTGGACAAACTGCCCATCGTAGCGCATTGCTGCTCGCTGGGCTGTCATTGTCCTCTTGGCACGCTGGTATTCTTCTGGTGGATATGCTGGGTTGTCTTTGGATGCCCATTGTTTGACAAAATATTGCGGATCGCCTGCCTGTGCTCGTTTATAGAAGTCTTTGTACAACCAGTTGAGGGCATATGGTGTGGTTGTAATCAGAACCGGGGATTGCTTTTGACCAGTGCGTCCTTGTATAGCAATCCATACATCCATACCCACCTGACCACCTTCGTCCAGCCAAACGAAATCAACTTGGCCACCCTCGATTGCCTTAGCATTATCAGCCGACAGGGTCCAAATGGTGCCCATGTTGCGTGGCAGATAGTAACGATTGCGTGATTCGACGTACTGTCCTTGGTAATCTGTGCCTGAGAATGTTGACACCAAGGCCGGCGCTGTAGCACGGGCCAATATTTGATAGGTGGGTGCAATTACCATGCCTAATATTGGTTCGGTGCTAAAACTACGCCGACCTTGCCGACCTTGCCGACCTTGACCGGTGCTGTTGGCATCAGACAGAATACGTGCAATCTGCTGCATGATCCATATTGGCCCCAGCACAGTCTTGCCACCACCTGTACCTGCAATGGCACCCTTGAATCGGGCCGTGGATTTCAATATGGCGCTCTGCGCTGGGTGAAGACGGTAGGTCTTGGCACCCGAGGAATCTAACTGACCCCATCGATATGGTTCAATTGATCGTGGCGATGGCGGTAATTGCATCGATTGTCTGGTTGCTATCATGGTTCTGTGCTCTGTGTTCTGTGCTCTGTGTTCTGTGTTCTGTGCTCTGTGCTCTGTGCTTTATACACCACTGGCTATCGCAATCAGTATGCCAATTGTGCTGGCCAGCAGTATAGCAATTACTAGGCCAATCAATATGGTTACATCTGTTTGGCCGAGCGCCGATGTTTGGCCATCCGATGTACGGACCGGGCGCCGATGGTATTGCCTAGCACCATCGCTGGTACCATCGGACGCTCGGTCCAGCGCAACATTGTTGGCCGTGTCCCCTGTGCCAACAGCTGGGACGTGGCAATCGATAGATGGTTGTTTGCACCTGGTTGCCAGTGGTATGCTGTGCAACATCTTGTCACGTGGAGCGTTGTGTATCATTTATGTGTCCTTGGTTGTTGCTTTGGTTGTAGTGGTTGTGGTTATACCTTCGGCATCTCCTGTTTCCATGATGATGCGGACTGGTGCTTTGTCCTTGTCGCCTTCCAAAGACATAATTGTCTCTTTGGGCAACAGCGGCATTACGAAATCCATAAAGAAGGACGATGGACTCAGATTGAACTGATTCTGCAGGTCTTTGCGCAAGAGCTGAATATTGTTGTCCTCAGACAGCATAACATCCAGACATTGCAGGGCCGCCTTGCGCCCGTTGGCAAATACGTCTTGTTTAGCACGTCTTCCCATAATAACTTTCCTTGTCTGATTGTTTAGGTGGAGTGGACGGATTGTTTAGCACGTCTTCCCATAGTAATCTTCTTTGTATGCAGCTGAGTGGGCTGAGTGGACGTCTTGTTTAGCACGTCTTCCCATAGTAACCTTCTTTGTCCCTGCCACCTGTAATTGGGTCTAGTCCGGTGTGTACATATAGCGGTTGACCATCCTTGGGAATTGCGTGGGAGATACCGCACGCTTTGCACATTGCTACTAGGTGGCGCTTGCTGACATGCCACGGTGGGTGTCCCTTTTGGAGGCGGGGTGGACTGATAATGCCACGCTCGGCGCCAGGTACTTGTAGTCCCACGAAGATAGCGGTGCGTAGGGTGGAGGCCCATGTACTCAGTTGTGCTGCTCGTCCCCACCGCCGGAGATCATTAAGTTCTGTATTAGTGAAGTGTAGGGTGCACAGATGGGCTGTTATACGGTCGACATAGCTCACCTGGCCTAATCTGATCCTGTGACCATCGGTGTGACTGGCTGTGATTGCAGCAGCCTGCAGAAAATGGGTGCGTCCCCATGCTGGCACCATATTGAATAACCAATGGGGCAGAAAAGTACATATTGAAAATGGCCGATGGCCACGTTGGTCGTGGCAGGGTCTGGGTACTTTGCCGGTTGCCGCCGATCTTATCAACTGGAACTGCATGGGGGATACCTTTATCTTACTTTATCTTACTTTTCCATACCTTACTTTACCTTACTATCTTGACCTTATTATAGAGCATGGCTGATGGAATTGATACTATTTTGGGAAAATAAAGGAATAGTGTAATATATTATATTATGCATGTATTACAAAATAAAAACGGGGGCTAGGAAGAGCCTATATTATTCTTTCTTTTTCCTTCCTATTTATATGTGTATATTTATATATATATATATATATATATATATATATATATATATTTATATAGATTTTCCCAAGCACTCCCATATAGCTAAGCAATATGTAATAGGGGAGGGGAGGGGAGAATAAAGAGATAGGGTCTAGGAAAGGCTGATTTTTTGTTTTTATAATACATGATAATATATTATAATGTAATGCATTATATTATTATGTAAGGCGAGATGACCCATCATCATCTCACCCCAGGGAGGTAAGGTATAAAAATAGTACCCCTTCTAGATATCTATATATCTATATATCTCTATCCTTAGTATATCTAGTTATCTAGATATATAGATATATTCCTATCCTGACCTATCTATATATCTAGCTATCTATATATCTAGCTATCTATATATCTCTATCCTGACCTATCTATATATCTAGCTATCTATATATGTTGATTAGTGATAGGTAGGGTTTTAGGGAAACTGCCTTAGAGGAGGAGGAGGGCCTAGAGTATTTTATTTAGATAATATATTATAATATATTATAATATACTACATTTTTAAGGATTCCTCCTAACTCATTATCTAGCAACATTTTATAGCTACAAAATAGTTTGGATTTTCCTTGCTATCTAGGTCTAGGTAGGTTAGAATATATTAGATGAGTTAGAGTCCCTCCTAAGCTAGATAGGAGGAAGTAAGTTAGGCCCTTAAAACTTAATAGGGTATAGGAATAGGGAAGGTACTAGCTATTTAGATAGATAGATAGATAGACTACCTACTAGGAGTCCAAATAGGGTCAAACCCTTACTAGGGTAACTAGAAACCTAGAACCTATAAGCTAACCTATAGGAGTTAGCTTAGTAGCCTTATATTTAGATAGATAGATAGATAGATAAATAGCTAGATACTATCCTACTCTACTCTATAGAAGGAAAGGAATAGATATATGTCTACTAAGCTAGTTACTAACCCCTACTATTGTTTAACC